CGTTTGGTATAGGTCATTTAATAACTGACAAGGATCCTGAATATGGTTGGCCTGTTGGAACTAAAGTTTCTGAAGATAGGGTTAATGAAGTATTTAAAACTGATGTTCAAAAATTTGTTAGCGAAACACAAAAGGTATTTCCAGACTTAATTAATAAGCCTGATAATATCCAAGTGGTTCTTGTTAATATGTGTTTTAATTTAGGTGCTCCAAGATTAAGCAAATTTAAAAAATTTATAGCTGCCATTAATGATGAGCAGTGGATTGAAGCTGCCGTTGAAATGATGGATAGCCGATGGGCAAGACAAGTTGGTCCAAGAGCTGAAAGATTAAAACAAATAGTTTTAGATCAAGCTAACTGAGAGCATAATAACAAATCTTTGGATATATATTCTAAATATAGTAAATAAATATGAATCATAAAATAGAACTTTTCGACTTTCAACAGGAAGTTTTAATAGATCCTGCTAGGTTTAAAGTAATGGCATCTGGAAGAAGAGTTGGTAAATCATATTTGGCAGCCGTTGCTGCATATAACCATTGTTTAGAAGAACCAAACAGAAGAGCTTTAATTATTGGACCTACTGTTTCAATGATTAGAGAATCTATTTGGCAAACATTAAAAAGTCTTGTGCACCCAGATCATATAAATGGGTATCCAAGAGAAATTGATTTGGAAATAAGATTTATTAATGGATCCAAGATTACCTTAAAAGGGTTTGATAGGCCAGACAGTTTAAGAGGTATTTCACCATCACCTACATTTATTGTACTTGATGAATTTGCCTTTATTAAACAAAATGCATTTACAGAAGTTATATTACCTATGACTTCAGATCCACAACGAAGAGCAAGTGTATTTGTAATAAGTACACCAAAAGGAATAACCAATGACTTTTATAAGTTATGGGTTAAAGGTCAAGAAGATAAAACAGGTATTTGGAAGTCTTGGCAGTTTACTGCTGAAGATGTAAGACCAGATATGAAAGAAGAAATTGAACTTGCTCGGGTTACAATGGATGAAAAAAGTTTTAATCAAGAATATTGCGCCACCTTTAATAATACTGGTGATGCTGTATTTTATAATTTTAATCGAAATATACATGTAACAAATAACCTGCTTCCAATTGAAGAAGGTGAGCCAATACATATTAGCATTGACTTTAATGTTAGGATAATGGCTTCAACAGTTTGGTGCCATCGTGGTAACCAATTACATGCAATGGATGAGTTTTATGGTAATGCTGATACTCATCAATTAATTAGATCTATAAAAGGTCGATATAAAAATAGAGATATAACATGTTATCCTGATGCTTCCGGTAGAGCAATGAAAACAAGTGCTGCTACTGGTACAACAGATTTTAGTATATTAAGGAATGCAGGTTTTAAAGTATTAGCAAGATCTAAACAACCACCGTTGGTTGATAGTGTTAATGCTGTTAATGCATTGTTAAAAGATGCTAATGGTAATACAAGGTTATATTTTAATAAAGAAAAGACTCCAAGGACAATTGCTTCAATTGAAACAACAACTTGGAAAGAAGGTTTTACTACAGGTATGGATAATGCTATTATCGATAAATCTAAAGGTGTTGAACACTTTTCAGATGGCATTAGATATATATGTGAATATTTATATCCTATAGGTAAACACAAACCACAACTTATCCGTGATAGGTCATGGTCATTTTAGTTTGTAACTAAATAATCAATATTATATTATAAAGTTAATCAATGGTAGCTATTATTCAAATGGCACTTTACCATTGGTGTTTAAGGCTTATTTAAATTTTTGTGGTCCGAAAGCCAATCATTCGGTCCGAGCTTTTTCAATTTAACCGCCTAGAGCCCAGCAAAAACTATGTTTAGCAAGGTAAAGGTGGCTGTACGTACTGAGCGCTTTCAATTCAAATAGAACTGACTGATCGCTTATTTAGGCTCGGGGCGTATATGGGCTGCTGGGCGTGGAGGGGGACTAGATCCCTCTTTGGCGTCGGGCTAGGGTGGCCAATCGCACTTTGACGAACACCAATTTCTTTTGATCTTGGATCGGCCAAATCAAAAATTATTTTAATTAATCCGAGCCAAACGTTTTGGTTCATTCTAAAGTTTAGGAAACACAATATGGCAATTAGATATAAAAACAGTTCTATAGTTAAATCTACAGAAACTGCCAAAGGCCCAGGATATCCAAATGATGAATACCTGAGTCAAATAAACGAATGGAAACGAAACAGAGCAATTATCCAAGGTCCATCATATACCAAGGATTATGATTCTGTGCCTTCAAGTGACAATTTATTACTTCCGTTTAACCCTACAATGACACAAGAGCAATATGATTTTTACAAAGCTGAAGCTGAGGTACCCGGTGTATCTAGTGAATTTTGTAAAATGATAATAGGTGGTTTATTAAGAAAACAACCAATGCTAGAAATTAACGGGGCTCCAGAAGGGGCTAAGCAATGGATATTAGATGATATAGGATCTGACAAAAGTAACCTTATATCATTTTTAAGCACTGCTTTATGGGAAGAATTACAAACATCAAGAGCTTTTATACAAATTGATTTTCCTGTTGTTGATTTAGAATCTTTAACACCAGCGGAAAGAAAAGAAGTTAAACCTTATCCAATATTACATCACGCTGAAAATATTGTTAACTGGTCGGAATCTACTGATGCAAAAGGTCAAGTAAAATTAGATCAATTAATTACTAGATACTTTGTACTTGAACATGATCCAAACAGTCCATTTCATCCAAAATATGTTGATACTGTACAAGTTCACAAATTAGATGAAGCGGGTTTATATTTAATTGACACATATATTAGAAATACATCTGATACACCAACATTTATTGATGGTGGAGTTGATTATAATTTTGATCAATTAACAGATGATTGGGTTTTACAAGGAACTAATACAAATTTATTTCAAAATGGCAAAAGAATGGATTATATTCCATTTTATCCGTTAAATGGTTCAGTTGAAACTGTTGACCCTTTAATGACTGCCATTGTAAACAGAGAAATTGCTTTATATAATAAAATTTCAAGAAGAAACCATTTATTATATTTATCGGCAACTTATACTCCGGTTGTTAAATCTGATTCATTAACAGAATCTGAAAAAGATGATCTTGTTAAACAAGGTCTTGGTACTTGGTTATTTGTTAATAAAGATGATACTGTTGAAACATTACAAACTCCGACTAATGCTTTAAAAGATATGGAAGAAGCTATTAAAGGTGGTTATGACGAATTGACTAGAATAGGTGTTAAAATGTTAAGTTTAGAACCTAACAATTCTGATCAATCCGGTGTTGCCTTAAGCCTAAGAAATGCTGCACAAAATGCGGCACTTGCTAGTTTAAATGCTAAAATATCTGAAAGCATGAAAAAAATTATCAAGCACATGGTTAATTGGAGATATGATGTCAACATAACTGAACAAGATATAAGATTTAATTTATCTTCTGATTTCAATGCATCTCCAAGAGGAAGTGATTGGATGAGATTAATTACTGAATGGTATCAAAATGGATTAATTCCAAGATCAACATTCTTAGAAGTTGCTAAAAATAATGATGCAATTCCTACAGATTATGATGATACAAAAGGTAATGATGAAATATCTCAAGACGATCGTATTATTTCTCCAAGAGAACAATATGAACAAGAAATAAACGTTATTCAAGGTAGTAATACCGAGAATTAATGGAGGAGGCTACTATGAAATGGTGGCAATTTAATTCATTAATTTTAATTTCAATGCTCCTTCTTGCTTTATGGCAAGGAGGGCATTTAAATGGATTATGAAAGGATTTAAATGCATAATGATTAATAATGAAACTGTAGTAACTGCTGGTTTATTTGGTGTAACCGCAGGTATAACTACACAGTCTATGGTAGCTATATTTATTGGTGCAATAGCCGTTGGGGTTGTTCAACCATTTTTTAGAGTATTATGGACGAAAAAATTAAACCAAGTAAAAGAAAATAAATGTCCAACTTGTAAAAGGAAAAGACGTAAATGAAAATAAACGAAAATACAAACATTGCTATGCCAATTCGGAATATGTTGGCAATAATTATAGCAGTTGCATTGGGAATTTTCGCATATACGGATATAACAGCCAGAATAACAAGTCTGGAAACTAGTAGAGAATTATTTAACGCTGATTTATTAAAAAAGTCTGAACAGACAACTACAGATCAAGAGCAATATTTATTATTGGAAGAACTTTATAAAACTGTAGAAAAAATTGAACAAAATCAGGAAATGAATATGACCAATAAGGTCAATATAGAATTTTTAAAACAACAACTTACAAAAGCCTTAGATGATATTGAAAAATTAAAAGATAAGGTAAGGGAAAACGGGAACTATTAATATGATTGAAACTGTTGTAGCTTTGTGTATGTTTGTTGCAGGTGAACTAAAAGAACACAGAATACAACCGGCAATGTCAGATTGTCTTAAAGGAAAAAGATTAGCCGAAAGAAATAAATCTGATACTGTTAATTATAAATGTGGAAAAGTAAAAGTGGAACTTGAAAACAACATAGACGGTTCTAAGTCGATTAAAAAAATAGTAGAAGAATAAAATGAAATATATATTGTACACAAGTCTTGCAATATACTTAATGTCAATAACTGTACTTGCTGTTGAAGCATACTCAGTTTTATAAAAAGGAAAATGAATATATGATAGTAGAAGATAGAGATGATTTACTCACAGATTTTGGTAAAACAACATTAAAGGATAGGTATTTATTACCTGATGAAAATAGTCCACAAGAGGCATTTTATAGAGCTGCAAAGGCTTATTCTGATAATGATGAAATGGCTGAAAGAATTTATAATTATGCATCTAAATTATGGTTTATGTATTCAACTCCTATATTAAGTAATGGTGGTACAGAGCGAGGTATGCCAATTTCATGTTTCTTAAATTATGTTGGAGACAGCAGAGAGGGTTTAACTGGACATTATACTGAAAATGCTTGGTTAACATCTATTGGTGGTGGTATTGGAGGTTATTGGGGCCATATAAGATCTGATGGAACTAAAACATCTGGAGGATCTCAATCATCAGGATCTGTACCTTTTTTAAAAGTTGTAGATTCAGAAATTATGGCATTTAGTCAAGGTAAAACTAGAAGAGGTAGTTATGCCGCATATATGGATATATCACATCCAGAAATATTAGAATTTTTAGATATAAGAAAACCGTCAGGTGGCGATATACACAGAAAATGTTTAAACCTACATCATGGAATAAACATTACTAATGATTTTATGGAATTAATTGAAAAATGTATTCAAGAACCAACTTATGATGATACTTGGAATTTAATTGATCCACATACAAAAGAAATAGTTAAAAAGGTCTCAGCTAGAGACTTGTGGCAAAAAATACTTGAAAACAGAGTAGCCACTGGTGAGCCATATATTTGCTACATTGATCATATTAATGATGCATTGCCTGAACAACAAAAAAAATTAGGACTATCGGTTAAACATTCAAATTTATGTACTGAAATTACATTACCAACTGATGAAGATAGAACGGCTGTTTGTTGTTTATCAAGCGTTAATTTAGAAAAGTATGATAAATGGAAAGATGATAAATTATTTATTTCTGATCTTGTTAGATTTTTAGATAATGTATTACAAAATTTTATAGATAATGCTCCTGATAATGTATTTAGAGCTAAATATAGTGCTACTCAGGAAAGATCTATTGGTCTTGGTGCTATGGGTTTTCATGCTTATTTACAAAAAAATAATATTGCATTTGAATCTGTTATGGCAAAAGCTAAAAATAAAGTAATGTTTAAACACATAAAAGAAGAAGCAGTAAAAGAATCAAAAAGATTAGCTGTAAAAAGAGGTGAAGCACCGGATATGGAAGGTACTGGAATGAGAAATGCTCATTTACTTGCCATTGCTCCTAACGCTTCAAGTTCAATTATTTGTGGAACAACTTCTCCAAGTATTGAACCATTTAGAGCTAATGCATATGTTCAAAAAACTATGTCAGGTTCTTTTCTTGTTAAAAATAAATTTTTAGAAAAATTATTAGATCAAAAAGGAATAAATAACGAAAAAACTTGGACTTCGATCCTTGCTAATCGTGG